TAGCAGTTTTTTTTAAAACTCCCGATATCTTTGAAATTACATGGCGATGTAGAAGTCTGTGCGTCGTGACATAGAACAAAATGCATCGCCATGTAGTAAGCCAATACATAAAAGGAGTACTTTCACAAGCACTCCTTCTCATATTATACAAAAACATTATGAATGCTTATTTGAACCTTGTAACCTATTGATAACCAATACTATTAGAAATGGTCTGTTTTTATCGAGTAACAAAATAGTAACATAAAAGAGTTAAAGAAACTAAATCGCTTGTTTTACTCGCTACAAAGGTAACAAAATAAACTTGAATGCCAAATACACTTTAACCTACTTTAACTTTGTAACCATTTGTATGTCTACTGCACACTAAGTGTATACCTAAAATCTGAATATCTTACAGATTAACGAATTACATATTTTTTCACATTTGGTAGTTTCAAAAATTGCTTCTATCTTTGCATCGTCAATGTTGCAGATTGGCTGGATAAAGTAGTCCTCCTTTCAAGGCGTAAGCCTACAAGATATGAGTCCCTTAGTTCTTGCTGCAACCAAGACTTTGGGACTCTTTTTTATGTTATGCAGTATATAAATGTAACCATAGAACTTTTGAAAGCATACTCTTCAAGTAAGAGCATGAAGGAACTTCTTGCTGTTGCTATTTGGATAAAGATGCAGCATAGCAATTCTGTAATGTGGAATGTTACGGAATACAAATTGAGGAAAGGATTACATATTGGTAAACCAAAAGCAGAAAGACTTATTCAAGACATGAAAGATGATGCTTTGTTTTCGGTAGACGGAAACAAGGTTATTGTCTCTTCGTTCCGTGACAATACGATAAAGTGGACTCGAAAGGGTCGTGAGTATCGTGGTGCTATGGTATGTAAGTTTGAGGTAAAAGATTATACCTTGAAGGAATTATTCAATCTTATAAACGAGAAACTTTTTGAATTTCAGATTTGTGCTGCCGAGCATAAGGACTGTTGCATGAAAGCACCTGAGGGTGAAAAGGTCGGTGCCAAAGGTAAAGCTATCACAATAAAGCAATTTCAGAAGGCTCTCAATACAAGTAGTAGTTCTGTTTCGAGAATAAAGAAAAGACTTATTGCCAGTGGTAAGATTAATTCTACTCTTGCCGAGAAACATTCCTTTGACATCAGGAATGAGGAAGAAACGAAGAGAACTTTGTTGAGAACGAGAAAACCCAAGGCAGACTTTATTGTCGGCACTCTTGGATTTGTAGTCCTTGCTTGTACTTACTCTATCGCTAATAGGGCGGTGACCGATGGATTCAGGCATCTTATCTATGGCAAGCAGAGTGAAAAGGTTATTCAGAGAGACATGAGTATTGGAGGAATCCCTGATGGATTTTTCTGTTAATTGCTTAGATGTTTGTTTTGGTAACCTACATTGAAAGAAAGAAAATATATAATAAACAATTAGTTATGGATAAACCTACTTATGAGAAGTTCAAGAGATATTGTATATCGAAGAACTATGGAACAGATGAGTACATCAAGAGTCTTTATGATTATCTTGATGAAAGGAAGTGGAAGAAGGCAAATGGAGGGGAACCAGTAAACTGGATGATTCTCACAGATGCTAACTTTGGTGTGTTCAACGCTAAAGGTAAATTCTCTAGAGCAATCAGAGAAAAATTGGCTGAAAAGTCGGAAAATTTCGACCCAGTTGAGCCATTTCCTGATAATGGCATGAACTATGTGGCTTATACGGATGGAAGTTGTGACAACCATTCCAAGTATAAGGCAGGAGGTTCTGCTTACATCGTATTGAAGGATGGAGAGATTGTCAAGATGAAGAATCATGGCAGACTACAGACAACAAACAATCGTATGGAATTGCTTGCTATCATTAGTGCAGCTAAGTCTTGTCCAGATGGTGCTTATCTTGATATTTATACGGATAGCCAGTACTGCATACTTGTGTTGGGGAAGAGTACTCCACCAATGATGAATCCTGACCTCTATGAGTTGTACAAGAAATGCTCTGCTCATTTGGCAGGAGTTCGTTTTCACTGGGTGAAAGGTCATAATGGTGACAAGTACAATGAAATGGTTGACAACTTGGCTTATGGCGCATATTGCGACATCTGTGACCAATATAACATCGAGAAATCGAAAAGACATTAAAATTTTGGATTATGGAAAATGTAGAAGTATTTATTAGAAATGCTCTTGGAGCCGTAAAGTGGATTGTGTTGAACAAGTGCAAATGTGATGCCGAAGATAGAGATAAGGTGTTGCGAGTTGTTGACCATGCCTTGAAGGAACTGGATGGGGCAGACCTCATTGACCTCAACAAGGTATGGCATCAGGCGAAAGATGTTATGCCGCCAAGAATTTATGGTGGCAATCATGCAGACTTGCTGTGTGTGCATCAGTTCAAGCCTACCTCTCATACTATTCTTACTCATGAAGAGTACTGCCCTGAGGAGGAAGCGTATCTTAAAGCGAGTCCGAATGACTGGTGGTGCAGAACTGGGGATTTGTTGAAGAAGGAACATCGTGAACTTTATTGGAGATAGATATATTAATTTAAATTGTTTGATATGATAAAGGCGTATTTATATCCACAATTTGAAATTGTAGATAATTGTTATGTAATGGACAATCCTGCAAGAGTAGAAGTTGAACTTCCTGCATTACCAGTTAAAGGGATGGAAGTCCTTTGTATAAATCAAAAAGAAATTGGTATCTCGCAAAAGTTTTTTGAGTCATGCGAGGAACAATTATTGAAGCCAAATAGTGTTATAAATGAGTTTCTTTGTAAATTAAGAGAAAATATACGAAATAAAAGAGAAAGAACAATTTATAATATAGATAGTGTTATCTATATGAAAGATTTGTCGAATATAGGTCTATTAGAAGAGTATGTATTAGGAGACAAATTATATTATGGATTTAGTGAAGGTGTTTGGCTAGTAGATGATATTCATCTAGTTCCTTATGACGAGTATGTGCATATTGATATAGTTCAAGAAGTATAAACATAAATAACATTTATATGGTATCAGAATCATCTAGATATTATCAGACGCACCCAGCAGCTAGGGAGCGGAAAAAGCGTTATGATACTCGCTTTGAGTCTTCTCCTGCTCAGAAGGCTAAGCGTAGGGAATTGGCTCGGCATAACGCTGCCCACGATAAAAAGTATGGGGCAGCTTCTCGCAAGGGCATGGATGCTTCACATACCAAATCAGGAATCAGGTATAAACCATCATCGGTGAATCGTGGTTCCAAGACGGATATGGTTGGGGATAGAAGAGCGAGAGGTGGTCGCTGATTGTGAATAAAAGAATAGGGAGTGCTCACGCATTCCCTATTTCGTTATCCTAACAATCTTAAAACCTATAAACCAAAAACCTATGAAAAAAACAAACGTTCTTCTTATGAATTATATTTTATCCTTCCTCTTCCGACATCTGTCTCAACTTCTCGGTGAGGGCATTGTGAACTTCACGCTTATCGTCAAGAGTGACGGTCTGTAGCTTAGGGCAGTTAAACTCTAGTATCTTGATGAAAGTTGATACCTTGTCCTTCGGCTCACACTTATACCATGCAGCCATGAAGTCTTCCCAAGCCTCTCTAGAAAAGTCAGCACACAACTCACGAAATTCCTTTGTGATAGGAGACTCGTAACCTTTCTGTTTACCTCCAGTCTTTGCCCGACCTTTCTCGAACTGACCTTTTGTATTTCTATCTGCTGCCATTGTTTTAACTATTTTGGTGCAAAGATAGTAATTTGTTGGCAAACGGAAACTTTATCCGTTAACTTACCAGCTTAAATAAATGGATAAAATACGATTCTCGGATGGTATCAGTATCTTTGTACCATTATTAATAATTAAAATACATATATATGTTAGGAGCATTAATTGGGGCAGGTCTTGGACTTGCAAGCAGCATCGCTGGCGGTATAGCTAACCGCAAGGCGAGACGTAAGCAGGAGCAGATGATTGCCCAGCAACAGAGAGAAAATCAGGCATGGTATGACAGAACATACAATGCCGACCCGACCAAGCGTGCTGATACGGTTCGCTTGCTCACACAGATGCAGGAGCAGATTAAGAACAGAAACAAGGCTGCCAAGGGTAGACAAGCGGTAATGGGCGGTACGGAAGATTCTACTACTGCGGTGAAGGAGGCGAACAACAAGACTCTTGCTGATACTACCTCACAGATTGTAGCTGCAAATGATGCCCGAAAGGATAACATCGAGCAGCAGTATATGAACAGAAAGAATCAGTTGCAGAACCAACAGATGGGCATGGAAGCTGAGAAGGCTGCTGATACTGCCAATGCGGTGGCAGGTGTGGCTGGTACTGCTGCCAATATCGCTGCAACGCTTGATAGTGGTGCTGGTAAGAGTAAGGTGGCTCGTCCTAACGTGGAAATGCCTACCGATGCAGAAATGGCTAAGTTGAATGCCAAGGTGGGTGCGGCTCCTACCCAGCAGCAAGTAGCGAATGATTTGAACAATATGATTGGTGACAATGCGCCAAAGAAGATTAAAGCATAGACTATGAAAGCATCAGATATGTTACGAAACAATAATGGCTTGAAGACTACACAGAGTGTTCTCAACAAGCAGCAGAGTGGGGTGGATGCCACACAGAAGGTGGCACAGACTCAGGCTCCAGTCTTCACTCAGCAGCAACTTGATGCGGCTGGAAAGAAGGTTGACCAGATGAATGCTTCCACTCCTCAGAATGAAACACCTACGATGAAGGCGGCTAGAGAGAAGACTATCGCTACTCAACAAGCCATCGCCAATGGGGTAGATGTAAATCAGAGTGCTTCTAATGATGAGGAGGATAAACCTTCCGTACCCATCGTGAAGAAGGAGGAGTCGAAACCTCAGCCTAAGCAGTTGTCTTATGCTGATATGTATAAGATACTGAATCCTGAACTGAATGAGACTGCTGAGCAGAGGGCGAACAGAGAGAAGAAGGAGCGTACCAAGGCTCGTATCGCTGCTACTGGTGATGGTCTTCGTGCGCTCGCCAATATCTTCTTTGCTATGAATGGTGCCAAGGTGGTACACAATCCTGAGTCGGATATGACTAAGGCGGTGAATAAACGCAAGGCTTACATGGATGCTCAGAGAGAGAAGAATCGGGCATCATGGCTTGCAGGGTATCAGAGAGCACTCGCTCTTGATGAGGAAGCTCGGAAGAATAACCTGACTCTTGCTGAGCAGATGAGGTATCACGATATGCAGAACGAAATCAACAAGGTGAAGAATGACCAAGGGCAGCAGAGAATTGACCAAGGTAACAGAAGACTTGACCTTAGTGAGTTGAAAATTAATTCCGATGCTGACTACAAGAACTTCATGATGGTGTTGAAGACAAAGTTGGCTGATGGTCAGTTGAAACATTGGCAAGCAGTGGATGCTGCTGCAACACTGAGGGCAAGGAGAGCAGGAAGAAGTACACCAAATAAAGAAGATTATGATGCCGCTTTATTGGATATTAGTGACAGAGACCCAGATGGTTTAGCTGGTGCTTACGAATCGGTCGGCAAGGCTGGTCAAAAGGGTACTCCAAAGAGAGTTGTTACTGCATACCGAAAGAATAAAGCAAAGACTTCATCTAAAGGTGGTGGAAAGATAGTTATCAAAGGTGTAAACTGGGTTAAATAATTAAGATATGACAAAGTACAAACCATTATATGCCCTTTATAAGGGATTGAAGGAACACGGAACAGACCTACCAGATAGTTATGGTAGCTTTGAGCGTTCAATGACACAAGCAGGAAATGCAGGAGCGTCAAATAGAAGAAATTTCTATCAGTCTTTGAAGGATAGTAACTATGATGTTCCTGATACTTATGAAAAGTTCTATGAATCTATGTTTGTTCCAGTGAACAATACAACTTCTAGGGCTAGAAAGATAGGTGAGACTCCTATGACGGAAGAAGACCGTAAAGGATTCACGCTTGGTGCTCAGGACATCAGAATGAATGCCAGCAAGTTTGCTGCTGGTGATGCTTTGCGCTATAACAAGTTGAAGCAGCGTAAGCAGAAACAGCGGAAAGACTTCGGTCGGGTGAAGGTCGGAACCAACAAGACTCCTTATGCTCCTACTGACAATGTTGTAAAGGATGAGGGGCTTAATACTTACGTAACTTCTGATAGTAGTGATACTACCAATCTTGACTATGCTCAGCAGAAACAAGCTGTTCTTGATGAACAGAATCAGGCTTACATGAATGCGATAGAGCGTGGCGATATACCTATGGCATCAGAAACCATTGATAAGAATGGTCTCTACGACTTGCAGGAGAATATCGGAAAGGATGGTACTGAGGTTACAGAGAAAGGTATTAAAGAACAAGCCGAAGCTCGTCTTAATGTTGCATATCAAAAGCAGAAGGACATTATGGCTCAGTTATCTGCTGCAATGGATGGTGGTTTTAGTACATTCGAGGAAAGAATGCAGCTATCAGCAACCAAGAACAAAATAGATGAAGAGGTAAGAAACCTTGAAGCTCTTGCAGGCAAGGAAAGCAGTGGGTTCTGGAACACTCTTGCCGATGTTGCAAATACTATCCCTTTACTTCACAATATCAAGGAAGGAATAAACTACCTTTTTGGTGATGATACTTCTAAGGATATGTATAAGGCGATAGCCAATTCCATGGTTCAGAGCAACTGGGACTTTGGCGTCTCTGATATTCAGAACTCTGTAAAACTAGAGCAGATTCGAGATAAGATAAATAAAGGAGAAGCTGTAACCAAGGAAGAAAAGGAGTTCTTGGATGCAAACCAAAAGGCAGATAAATCGGCTGAATGGGTTGACCAGTATGGCAGTCGGGCTTATCGCTGGACTTCTGGTGCAGGTGTGTCTGTACCTTACATGATAGACTTCTATATAACTGGAGGTTTACCATTGATGCGTGGTATGACGCAAGCCTTCGGACGAGGTGCTATGAAGATTGCTGCTAAGCGAGGATGGGGTAAGCTGGCACACAACATTATGTATTATACTGGTGTTGCTGCTGGTGACATCATCGGCTCTTATGCTATGGCTACAACCGTGCAAGGTCTGAAGACTGGCTCAGATGTGCTGAACAGACATCTTGGTACTTTGTATCAGGATGAGAAAGGCAACTATGCTTTCGGTACATTTGATGAGAATGGTAATCTTCTGCATGAGGGAGGTGAATCGTTTGGCAAGGCTCTCTATAAAGGTGTGACTGCTGCAATGTTGGAGAATTATACTGAGAAGATGTTCGGTCACTGGCATCTAAAGAGTGGAGCATTTGATTTGTTGGATAAGAATCCTTATACCAAGAAACTGGCAGACTTCTTCCGTGGTGTAGGCAACAAGAACTGGTATCTTGATACAAAGAAATTCTCTAGCAAGTTTGGTATTGGCAGCTATCCTGAGGAGGTTGCTGAGGAAATCGTTAACATTCCTCTTAATGCTTGGCTTGTTGGTGACAATAGTATAAAGGAACTAGGTGACAGAAAGACTTGGGAGGACATTGCTGGTTCTATGGCTATCAGTGTAGGCTCTATGGCTGGTATGGCATCTACACCTCATATTGTGCGTGGAGCCGCAAATCAAGGAATAAAGGCATACGACTTCGCTGCTTTCTATGTTTTCAAGAACAGGCTGAATCAGGCTAATCAGCGTGCATCTGAGATTCTTGGCGATGAATGGGAAGTAATCAAGAACAGAATTGACTCTGCTCCTAATGAGAACTTGGGCAAAATCAGTGCTGACCTTCATAAGCAAGTATCAGAAGGAAAGTATTCTGAGGAGCAGTTGGATGCTGCATGGGCATATATCCAGAACCTTCGTGTCATGCGTGGCTATAACCTTGCCAAGACTATGGAAATGCAAGCTAAGGCTATGACAGGTGACGAGAATACTCCTGCTGATATTCGTCAGAAGCAGTTGAATGCTGCTTATGCTGCTGGTCAGGAGACGGAAGGTGAGAACAAACATCTTGCTCAGGTAGAGTATGAGAAGCAGAAGTTCAACCTTGCCAGTGCTCTTGGTGTTTCTGATAGTGAATTAGAAAATATGACTGATGAGCAAATATCTTCCAACTTGGGATTGGATGATAATCTTGACAATGTAATCTACAATTATCAGAATGCCAAGGCTCTATATGATGGCATCATGGATAATGCTCAGAACGCAGTAGATACAGCTACAAAGGTCGCAGCCCAGAGAGTTGATGCCATGACCAATGTGGAGGATGGAACTATCAAGCAAGCGTTAGTAAAGGGTACTATGGGTAAGGATGATTATCCAGTATATGTTATCAGCGGTAACATTGAGACTCATGATGATGGTATTATCAATTACTCTGATTCTGATAGCATGATTATCGTATACAATGTGGCTACTGGAAGAAAAGAAACTATTCCAGTATCTATGTTGTCTGCTGTAAATCCATACATTCAGAATGCAGAGGAGTTTAAGGCGCAAGCGGTAAATGAAGCCAAGGAGAAGACTATTACTGAGTTGTCTAATGTTATTGATGGCAAACTGGTAGATGGTTCTCAGTTCACAATGGAGGATGCTCAGGGACAAATCCATGAATATAAAATAGAAGGTATTGATGAGCAAGGTAATTGCATTATCTCTGTTGATGGAACTATCTTGCCTGAGCCTTTATCTCTTGATGCTATTCAGCAGCAGTATGACCAGTCTAATGTAGCTCGTAGTGTAAAGAATGACCAGACTGCACAAGAACCAGAACAGATTCAGCAGGAGGCCCAACCTATTGAAGACAAGTTTGATTATGCCAAGATAACAAATGAGAATGATGGTAAGGTCAAAAGAGTAGATGTTACTGATGAAGAAGGAAAGAATCGCTTTCCAAATGCTAAGGCTGTGTTCCTGATTCAAGACAAAGGAGCCATGCCTAAATTTGTCGTAATGGATGAGGAAGGTAATCTAACATCGTATGTAGGCAAGAGAGGTGATAAGATTCATCTGAAGGGTGAAATGACTATTGACGAATATAAAAAGCAACGTCAGGAAGGACTTCAAATGATTGCAGCAGAGAATGCTGATTCCTCAATGATAGAGGAGAATAGTGGCGCGATAGAGGTTGAAGATAACGAAGAAGGGAAGTTGCTAAATCGTAATGACGATGGCGCACAGACCGAGCAGAACCAGCCTTCCGCTTCTGTGACAACTTCCCAAGAGGATGCTGCTGGCTCTTCTGAAAGCAAAGATACAAACATTTCTGCAAACGGCAATGAAAATAATGAAAGCTTAACATTTGAGGATGGAACTCCTATCCCAGTTGATGTGAATGGAGAGGTTGACCTTAGTCAGACTGATGCTACTCATGCTGCTGAGTGGTATGATAATAACCTCGGTGAGGATGCAGATGATTGGCTGGATGGAGAAATCAAGAAGGCTAAGAAAGTATTGGAGCAAGCAAAGAATAAGAAGTTGGCTGGCACTAAACCTTCTGAGTTGGTTGCAAGCAAGAAGGAGAAGGAAGCTGCCATAGCTGATGCCCAAGCACATTATGACTCTGCAATCTCTATTCGTGATTCGTTGAAGGAAAGAAGAATTGCCAAGGTGGAAGATACTGCTGAGGGTAGAAAGGAACTCATTGAGAAGGCAAGAAGAAAGTTCGCTCGCTTGAAGAGTGCGGTGAAGGATGATGCTGAGGCGGTGGCTCAAATCTATAAGGAGACGGTTGGAACTCTGCTGCATCGTCTGTATGATGGTACTGGCATTGACGTGACAGATACGATTCCGCTTACTGCCGAGGAGCATGTGGCTAGTAACCTCGGTGCTCACTCTCTCAACTATGAGGGAACAGAGACAAGTAAGGGCGTTAAGCAGGAGACTGGATTGAGCAGAGAAGACTTTGCCAAGACTCAGTTGCTCGCTGCCGATGGCAAGGGAACTACTATTGATGCGCTCGTTCATAGCTTGTGGGAGAATCGTTCATCAAACCTTGAATCGCTCGACACTCAGGATATTCGTAATGCTCTTATCGGCGTACTCAATAGCGGTTTCAAGGCATCGGAAGCAAGAAACTTTGTTGAAAATATTCGCATTGCTCAGGCTGAGAACATACTTGAAGAGAAGAAACGTGCTCAGGAGAATGCAGCCTATGCTGAGCAGCACAAGGCTGAGCCAGAGGCCGAGTTGAAGGCGAAGTCGGATGAAAAGGCTGAGTTGAAGGCGAAGTTGGATAATGAATCGTCTAATGAATCTAATGATTTGTCTAATGAAACGGATAATGATTTGGATAATGAGAAGACAAATGACAATATAAATGATAATATAAATACTCCTGAGGTTCCTGAGGATGCAACGGAAGAGAATCCTTTAGGCGCACAGCGTGATAGTGCTCCATTCTCGCCAAAAGACAACACAAAAGTAACAAATAGCAGCGAAGAAAGAAAAGCAATGGTCAAGAAGAATGCTGTTCGTAGCGAAGATGTTCTAGACCATTCTATAGGCAAGAAGATGCGTAAATCTTTGTCTCGTATTGCTAAGATGATGGGTGCTGATATAATTTATCTACACTCTGCTGACTCCAATGGATGGTATGACGAAAAGACTAACACGATATACTTAGCTTTGGACTCTGCTGATGTATTAGGTACACAATTCGTCTTCGGACACGAAATGACTCACGAAATCAAGGCTAAGAATCCTGCTGCTTTTGAAGAGTTGAAGAATCTCGTCAAGAACATGATGGGTGAGGATGCTTTCAATACTATTACAGATAAGACACAACAGAAATACGAGAAAGGTGGTGCAACATATTGGAAAGACCGAAACGCAATGGAAGAGGAGGTTGTAGCTGACCAAATCGGTAATTGGATACATGATGCCAATTATGCTCATACACTTATGATGAAAATGTCTCATCCTCTCTTGGCTAAGTTGCACGAGATTGTCAACAGAATCAGATTTGCATTTACTGGTACAGAGTATTCTGACAATGCAAAGTTGATTCTCCGCTCTATTGAACAAGCCTACATGAAGACTGCCAATGGTCAGGTGACGAACTCTGAGACTGGCGAAGATGTTTCATTCTCTCTACGTCAAAAGCCTGAACCTAAGAAGAAGGGTATCGGCTACAAGGTGTTTGTGCTAAAGGATGGCAAACTCTATCCACCAATGGTAGCGAACCCTGATGGTGCTGCTACTCCGGTTGGTGTATGGCTTGATGCTGATGCGGCTCCTATTGCAGGAGAAAGCAAGACTGGCAGACCTCAGGTTAAGCAGGGCGGCAAGGGAACACAAGGCGGTAGCGGTAAGCTAGCCTATAGACCAGGCTGGCATCTTGGTATAGTGCCTTACGCTATTCAGTTCAACCGCAAGGATGCTGAGGGCAACAAGACTCTCTTCCCTAAGAATTTCGTTTTCGCTGAGGTGGAGTATGCTGCTGATGTTGATTATCAGGAGGAAGCTCGCCAAGAGGGTATCAATCCATCGGGCAAGTATCAGCATTCATTGGCTGGCTTGAAACATCTTCCTACCGATGGATATTATATGTATCGTACCAACCCGAACCCTGAGACTGACCCTTGGGTGATTACTGGTGCGATGAAGGTGAACCGTATCTTGACCAGAGCAGAGCAAGCGGAACTTGTGAAGAATGCTGGTCGTGAACCTCAGCAGATTCAGGAGGGCGATATTGTTACTGATGATGTCGTGAACAGCATCAATCAGGAGATAGCTGATGCTCCTAAGTTCTCGTTGAAGGATAATCAGGAGAATCCTCTGAATCAGGATGGTACTTTGAAACTGGATAAGATTAAGTCCGTTGATGAATTGACGGATGAAGACTTCACTAGTGCCTTTCGTAATGTAGAGCTTCCTGCTATACCAAAGAATGTGGATGCTGCTATAGGGGCAAACGGAAAGCCTATTGTTATCAAGAAGAATATTTTTGAGAAGAATTGGAATGCTCACAAGTTTACTCCTGCTGAAAGCAAAAAGGTATTGAATGATGCTTTATACAATACTGATTTAGTAGGGCATACACAGCCAACAAAGAAGCCTAACCATTGGGTTGCAATCAAGTTGGATGATAAAAGTCCTATCACCGTGTTGGAAGTAAACGACAACAAGGATAATGTTGAAGTTGTTGGTTGGTATACACTTGATGAAAGAAATCTTGGGAGAATAAAAAGACAAGCTGAACGAAATGGCGGCGAACTCATTATGTTAACTCCTAAAGATGATAAGGTGGAAAGCCTTTCCACTCCTCCGCTCAGCTCTGCTGCAAAGATAGACAATTCTTCTGAAACTGCCAAGGAAAATGGCGAAAAGTTTTCATTGAAGGATGAAAAAATCAAAAGTGTTGCAGAAAAGTTTGGAGTAAATGAGGATGATGTCGCTATGTATGCGAATGCAGTTGAGAAAGGTTCTACTGCTGAGGCTGCTCGTGCTAGAGCAAACATCAAACGATATTTGATGCAGGTAAATGAAGGTAACATTTTCTCATTTAAGGATGTTGTTAAGTACACCAAACCTATAAATGAAGCCTTGAAGCAGAATTTTGGTGACCTTGATGCAATGATTGAGGAACGAAGAAAGCATGTTGAAGCAGAGCGTAATGCTATGGAAGCTGCTAGAAAGAGAGCAGAGGAAGAGGAAGCCAAGCGCAAAAAGCACTTGGAGGAACTTTCTTTGATTCCTGATGATAAACTTGACAAGCAGTATATGGATGCTCTTGCTAAGGGTGATGATGCTACAGCCAGGGAAATGCTTGATGCTGCTGCCAGACGTAAGGGATATGACGATACCGAAAGCGCATATCAGGGCGTAGGTGCATGGGCTGCACCGGGAAACCCTGGATATGAAAGCGACAAGGCGAGACGTGACGATTGGGAATCCAGTGGCTCAGATGTAAACCTGGAGGATATGGCTTTGGGGTACACTCCTCAGCCGGATGATTACTTCTCTCACCCTGAGCGTTATTCGCAGAACACTCCTCATGGATTGGAATCTGTGAAAGCCATCAATACGGCTATTGATGCCATTAAGAATGGTGAGAAGGATGTTAAGGTAAAGGTTTATCGTGCCGTTCCTACTTCTGTGAAGGAAGGTAAGTTGCGTAATGGTGACTGGGTTACTCCTTCTAAGAAATATGCCGATATTCATGGAAATAATCGACTGGATGGCAAATATCGTATCATTGAAGACGAGGTTCCTGCAAATCAATTATGGTGGGATGGCAATGATGCTAATGAGTTCGGCTTTGATGATGGCAAGGAATACCGATATAAGAATGCCAAGAATAATCGTAAGTTGAATGACATCATTACTTATGATAATAAAGGCAACGTGATACCTCCTTCAAAGCGTTTCAATTCTCGCAAGAATGATATCCGTTTCTCTCTCGCTGGCGAGCGTGGTGCGGCTGCTGCTGACAAGGCAGAGGAGCGTACTGCTCGTATGGATAACCTCTCAGTGGCTCGCAAGATGGAAGAGGAGAAGAAGGATGCCAAGGCTATCAAGATTGCTACTGGCTGGGAGCGTGGTGCAGACGGCAAGTGGAGATACGAAATGCCTGATGCCAAGATAAAGGACACGATGGACGTAGGCGGTGGACACATCGTTAAGCGTTACGAGGATGATATGCTCTGGAATGGCGGCAAACTATTTGATGTGATTGATGCACCTGAATTATTTAAGGCTTATCCTCAGTTGAAGGGTGTTCGTATTGATACGGATGCCATTATGAACGATATGCCTTCACATGGTGAATATGATTCAAAAACCAACACCATAACCATTCATGCTGATGAGTTGAAATATATGAATGACATATTGAATCACGAGATTCAGCATGCTATTCAAGGTATTGAGGGATTTGCCACTGGAGGTAGTCCTACAACTATTAGAGGTGAAGTCAAGAAGAGGTTTAATGAGGTCACAAAACAGATTAAGCAGCTACGAGCAGAAGGTAAGGAAGATGAGGCGAAGGCTCTCATAGAGAAGAACAGAGGTCTTTATGATGCCTACATGAAGAATGATGATTTCAATAGCTACAAGTCACTTGCTGGCGAGGTGGAGGCAAGAAATGTGCAGGAAAGAATGAACATAACTCCTGAGGAGAGAAGAAAAACTCTCGCTGAATCTACTGAGGATGTGGCTCGTAAAGACCAGATTTTCTTGGGCGTGGGCGATGTGTCCTTCTCTCTCCGTGATATGGCTGACGGAAAGGAGAGTGGGGCGGCAGATATGGCTGAGGATTTGAAGAGTCTGAACACTCCTGATGAGGTGGATGATGCTATCAAGACTGCTATTGAGGATATGCCGAGCGGCTGGAAGATGGCTAACAAGAAGATGATTCATATTGCTCAGGCTCTGGGCGAGAACCGCAAGGCAGAGATTGCTGGCGAGGAACCTAAGTTCTCCCTGAAGGATGGCACTCTCATTAAGGCTGGAACCTACTTTAGCGGTGGCGGTCTTGTTGAGGAAGGCTTGAAGGGTATCATCGACCCAGTGGTGGCAGTAGAGTATGACGAGAAGATAAGCGGTGTTTATCGCAATAACTTCGGGCAGCACATCGTTACTGCTGATGTTCGTGATGTTGACCCTAAGGAGTTGGTTAAGCAGATAGATGGCGAGGTGGAGTACTTCCATGCCAGCCCAGTCTGCAAGAACTACTCTCAGGCAAAGAGTAACCATGCTGAGGTGGAACTTGACAAGGAGACTGCTGCTAGTACTGCCGAGTTTATCAATGCTGTGAAACCAAGGGTGGTGACCATTGAGAATGTGAAGGGCTATAAGGATTCGGATGCGATGAAGATTATTACCGATGCTCTGGATGCCAACGGCTACACTTGGGATGCAGATGTGTATAACGCTGCTGACTATGGCGGTTACACCAACCGAGAGAGATTGATTGTCCGTGCGGTTCGTGATGGCAAACTTCCAGAAAAGCCAAAGAAGATAGCACACAAGAGCGGATGGTATGAAGCTGTGGCTGATATTATCCCGACCCTGACCGAGAAGAAGAATGGTGTGGCTCCTTGGATGGATATTCGCTTGAAGGCTGATGGCATTGACTGGAGAAACATTGACAAGCCATTATATGTGATGGGTAGTGCCTACGCAGACGGAAAGGTTCCTCATGCCTTTGCTGATGAACTTCTGCCAACGCTCAGGACGAAGAGTGGTGATGTGATTGTGATGCCTGATGGTAAGGTATATCGTGCCATGGGTAGAGTGCTCGCAAGAGTATCAGGAGTGAGCGATGATTACAAGATGCCATTCTCCGAGAGCCTGAGCCATACCATCATCGGCAACGGAATCCCTACCCAGTTGACGGAACATGTTATTGCTCCTCTGCTTACTGGCTCTGACCCAAAGTTTAGCATCCGTACCTATCATGGTACTGGTGCTAGCTTTGACAAGTTTGATTTGTCTCATGCCTTGGAAGGCGAGGGAAGTGAAACATTTGGACATGGAGTATATGTTACAAACTCTAGCAAGATTGGACGTGAGTATGCCCAGAGAGCCAAGCAGAGAAAGATGGCTGACCTCTATAAGAATATGCGCTACCCTGATGGGGTGAAGGACGATATTTTCAAGAGAAGAGTCTTTGGTGAAATGGTGAACGATGTGGCAACTGGTGGTAGTGTGGCAAGTGCCAAGGAGTTTGCTAAGAAACGTGTCGGTGCTGATGCCAACGATATTCAGCGTACCCTTGAAAACTTGAAGGATAGAGAGAAGGGAACTGAGTATGAACAGAACTTGAAAGATAGACTTGCTGAGTATAAAGATGCCTTGAAGTGGATTGATTCCATTGATGAAGATTATCTGACTCAGGGAAATGCCAACCGTTATGATGTGGATATTCCTGATGATAACGGAAACTATCTTGGATGGAATGATTCTCAAAACTTCCCATTGGAAAAATGGTACAGACTTTGGGAAATAACTCATCATGGATTTAATGAAAACGAGTATTTCAAAGATGGTGGAGCGAGATATGATAAAGATAGGATTGAGCGTATCATCCAAATGAAACTTGACTCTCCTGAGAATGGCATGCAGAGACTTCCTACATTAAAAGGTGAAGAACTTTATCATGCTTTGGAAGACTTCTTCGACCGTGAAAGACCTTCGCATGGTGCAGAATTAGCATCAAGGGCTTTGAGTGAAATAGGTTTTGTCGGCATCAAGTACCCTGCTGGTCTTATTCATGGCGGTGCTGAGGAAGGCGATTACAACTATGTGATATTCGATGAGAACAATGCCAATATCGTGGGGAATACCCGATTCTCCTTGCGTGGCTCTACTCCTTACGGCAAGCAGATGGAAGAGTGGATGGAGAAGAACCATTTAGAAAAGAGTGCTGTTCCTATGGAGAAACCTATCATGAAGGAAGGCGAGAATATCTTTGATTACGCCAACAGAATGGTAGAGTGGACTCGCAATCAGAACTTGTGGAAGACTGCTCCTAAGCAGACAGGATTCCAAGATGCACTCGACAAGTGGAAGGCTGACAATGGTCTTTCTCCTGATGCTTATCCACCAGTCCGTCCTCATCGTGAAAACTATTCAACAGAAATTGGTTATGCAGAAGACTTGGAAGAGTACAACAAGAAGAAGGAACTCTGGAAGTCTGCTCCAAAACCAAAGAATTTTGATTTGTCCGTTGACTTGGAGGATATGAACAAGCAGCTTCGCAATATCAGAAGAGCGGTTCTGAATCAGAAGAACTATGACCAGAGAACGGTTAAGGCGGTATCTGACCTTGTAAGAAAGATGCTCAACATCGGATGGGGTGACGGACTGAGCAGGGGTAAGGTGGGCAACCTTCTCTCTGCTGCCAAGAATGCCACTGGAGCCAATGACGTAAAGAAGTACCTAGACAAGGCTATGGGAATCCTTGCTGAAAACTATCTCAACCGTCTCTCTACTGCCTACGACAACCTTATCAATACCAAGGGAGCAAGGGCAGACCAGAGCGGTGTGATTAAGATGGGTTCTCTTGATGCCAAGGGTCAGGCTTTCATGAGCGAGTATAAGAAGGCTATGAATATGGATGATAAGTCTCTGAATACCTATATCGCAAACATTGAGGAAGATTCTGCCAAGAATGAAGACAATGTGGAAATGAATGACTATAGACTGGCTGGCATTCAGGCTGCCATCATGTATAAGCAGCAGATTGGCGGCAATGATGCCGATATTGCCGAGTTGAAGAGACAGATTGACGAGTTGAATAATAAGAAGAATGCTACTAAGGAAGACAAGGATTTGTTGAAGTCCTTGGGAAAGAAACTCTTTGAGAATAAGTTTGACCGCATTACCATGTACGAAAACCTCCTGAACAATATTCAGAAAATGGTGAAGGAGAGTAAGGGTAGGGCAAAGGAGTTCCGAGAAGAGATTGCCGAGCACAAGAACGAAATCCTGCATCGTGCCAATTTGGATTTGGAAGGTATGGATTCTACCTATTATGATACCACAACTGCCAAGAAGAAACTGGTGAACAATGACTTGCAGCGTGCAGTATTCTCTTCTACCTATACCTTTGAGCAGTTCTTGAAGTTCTTCGGTAAGAAAGCAGCAAATGGCGAGGGTTACTTATACAACTACTTCACGAAACTGAACCAAGATGCTCTTGATGAGGAACAGCTATATAATGAAATGAACCGAAATGCCCTTGATGAGAAGACCAAGGAACTGTTCGGCAAGGAGAAGTTTATGAAGCTGGTAGGTATTGATGGTAAGGGTATGAAGGAAATGGACGTTGAGGTTACTGACTACTCCAACAAGGAGACTGGTAAGCGAACCATCCATCTGAAACAAGGTCAGATGCTCTATATCTATCTGGTCAATAAGGAGACTGATGGAGAAATGAAACTCCGTGCTATGGGTATCACAGAGGAAGATGTAGCTGCAATCGAGGAAAATCTTGACCCAAGAGTGAAGGCAATGGGTGAGTGGTTGCAGGATGAATACCTTCCTGAATGTCAGAGAAGATACCAAGCTACTCATACTAAGTACTTCGGTGCTCCTATGAAGGAGGTGGAGAATTATTTTCCTCTTGCCATTAACAACCGAGCAAGAAACGTCAAGGAAGATGTGAACCAAGATTCTGATGCAATGAGTCAGTTGGCTGGTACATCTACTGGTGCTATTGTTACTCGTAGGGTGAATGTGATTCCTCTTGATATTGAGAATGCTGATGCCTTTGAGGTTGCCTTCAACCATTTGCAGGAAATGGAGGAGTGGTCGGCTATGCTGCCATTCAGACAAGACATCAACACGCTGCTGTCTTACACTCATTTCAGAAACCAAGTACAGAACATGAGTTCTGTGGCTTATGGTAGCGGCAAGACCTTGTGGGATGAGTTCAAGCAGACCGCACAGATAGCTGCTGGAACATATAAGCCAAAGGTGAATGCTGGTATGATGGATAGCAGGATTGCTGCTGCCATGGGTGGTATCGCTGTCGCTAAGATTTCGGGTCGCTTGTGGACTGCCATCAAGCAGAGTCAGTCAGCAACGGTGTTCCTTCCTGAGTGTGACTTTACCCGATTCGTGAAGAATGGAGTTAACCCTTACGGCTCATGGAAGTGGGCGATGGAGAATATTCCTGATTTCAGAAAGCGTGTTGAGAATATGACCTATGGCGATGTGAAACTGAGGCAGTATCTTGATGAACTGGAGAAGTGGCATGATTGGACTAAGACTATATCCAAGATAGGTATGGCTCCAAATATCCTTGTGGATGGAATAACTTGTGCTGTAGGTGCTCGCTCAGTTTATGAAACAGAGGTGAACCGCCTGACCAAACTAGGCTATCCAAAGGAGAAGGCTGAGGAGAAGGCTTATTATAAGGCTGTGGCTGCATACAACAAGACACAGCAGTCTTCTGGTGGTATGTACTTATCGCCTATGCAGGTGGATAGAACTTATGTGTCTGCCGCTCTCTCACTCTTCAAGAATGCCAACTACGCTTATGGTCGTATGCAGATTGAGGCTTGCCGAGGACTGGCGAGAACCTATGACTTATGGGGTGGAAAGCATAAGACTACACTCATAGAGTCTATGACCCGACAAATCATGGAAGAGGATGGACTTGACGAGAATACTGCAAGGGCTATAGCCAAGGCTACATATAACAGAACTTTCAGACAGAGCATCGGGCGATTGATTAACTTCGCTACTCTCGTTCCTGTCTCTTGGGCTTTATATAAGGTACTTCCTTACTTGCTCACTGGCGATGATGATGATAAGAAGAAGGATATGATAGAAGAAGCTGTACTCAAAGGATTCGCCACATCTTTGTCCGACAACTATGTGATTCCGTTTGTATCGAACATTCTCAATGCAGGATTGAAGGTGGAGGATGGCAAACCAACGTTTGACCCAGAGGTGTTCAGGTATCAGAACCTATACATCAATCCTGCCACATCTGACTTGGCTAACATCTATTCAATGATAGGAAACCAGAAGTGGTATTCTGTAGCAAACAAGTTGGGTATGCTTGGAGTTCAATCGCTCATAGGATTCAATCCTGAGACTGTGGGCGCATTATATCAGGCAGTCTCTGAGGCAGACTATGATAATGGTAATACGGCTAAGGAATGGCAGATAGGTATCTTGAAGGCTATCAGTGCTCCTGAGGAAAGCATCCGTGAGTTGTATATGGATGAACTGGGATTGAAGAGTGGAGATAAAGATGCCATGAAGAAATTAATGTCTTTGGCTGGTCTTGATGCCGATGATATAAACAAGGTTCCATTGGCAGAACTGGAGAAGAGATATGCCGAGAGACAAATCAATCGTGACAATCTCCTATCTCAGATTGGTATGGATGCCGAGACCTTCAATGGTTATGTTGACAAGTATCAGAAGTCCTTTGAAAAGAAAATCAAGGATAAGATGGATAAGTGGGACGAGTATGACAAGAAGAAGGCTGATGAGTTCTTTGATACTACTTCTGACCCTAAGTTAAAGGATATGATTGAAAAGAAACGTGCCAAGGATGCCAATGCTGCTGCTGACGAGCAAATAGCTAAGGAAGGTCTGAATCAAGAGAAGAAGGGCAAGGAACCTAGCGAAGAGGCTTACGATGCAGTAAAGATGTCTATTGATGTGGCAGAAGATAATGCTATCAGTACCTACAATAAGGTGCTCAACAAGCGATATGCTGCCCTGAATGATGAGTACAACAATCAGACAGATGCGATGAAGTACATCTTTATGAGTAAGCATCCAAACTTCAAGGCATACAAAGAGTTGGAATCCGAGTACACCAAATATGGTAAGAAGATAAAAGAGTTGAAGGAAAAACTGGTTTCTGCTGACGGATATGATGTCAAGCAGACAATCCTGAAACAGATTCGTGCCGAGCGAGAAAAGTTCAGTGAACTGCAATCCAAGGTAAGATAAACAAAAAGGGGAGTAAGCACAATGCCTACTCCCCTTTTTCTTACTTGTCTTCGTCCTTTCCCCAACCTTCTGGGAAGGTAACTTCAACATTCGGTTTCAGAACCTCGAAGGCTCTTCTTAACTCCAGCATTACCCCGATGGCTCTCTGAACCGCAGGGTAGTCTGTCCAACTTTGCAGGGGAGTAACGGCTAACTCTATGGCTGCCTCGTTAATCTCGTCACAAACTTCGTCAACGTCTCCAAATGTTGACTGAACCATCTTCATAAAAAGTGGTAAATTCTTGTTCTTTTCCATATTGTGGTAGAAACTATAAAGGGACAGACTTACCTTTTGTTCAACGCACTCTACCACAACATGCGCCCATGCACCATTACAGCACACGGAAAGGAGTCTGCCCCTAATATCCTATGCCTAGACAGCAGTTTGAACGTCTGCCATCATCAGCGCTTCAATACAAATTACATTTTACTTTGTGGTAGAAAATGCTTTTAATTTTGAACGAAGCAAAAGTACTCATAAAATCTCAAAGTGCCAAACGTCGTAATAAGTTTAACATTAGTTTAACACTTGTGGCTAACCAGAAGGCAAAGGCTAAGAAGTAATACATATATGACTATCCCCTGAAAGTGCTATGCTTTCGGGGGATAATTGCTTTCAATCTGAAACTTTTTACCCTTTTTTCTTGTGTGAATCTATCAATCTGTAAGTATTTACAAAGTTTAACTTTTAAAGTTGTGTATAAATGTAGCTATTTCCTAATTTATTATTATATTTGCCACCTCTAAGATTTTTTATTAAATAAGTAAAAGAACCTCAATCATATAAACTTTTAGAAAACAATGGCTTATGAGAAAAGAAGAAGACGAAGACCAACGGGTCAGGAATTTGTTTAGAGAGATAACTAAGTTACTCCCTGAACGCAGCAAGATTAAGACGGACTTGCTTTATTTCAAGTATGCGCCTATATTGGTCATGCTTTTCAGATGGTATAGTGTATCTCAGTTCTACGACAGCAAGATGGAGATAACGCTGTGGTATGAAGAGAACGAGGAACCTATCTGGTTCTTCTACTTCATCACTTACATTCTTTACCCGATTTCTCTTTGGAAAGGTTAGGTACTGCACAGATTGTGCGTGGAGTGGAGAATACCGCTCTTATATGCAGCAGGAGTCAACGTAATACACATCATGTTCGGCTCTATCGTTATCACAAACAATATGTACTATTGTGATATGTTCCTGATTACAATCATTTTAATTTTATATGCTTATGTCGCAATTAGTAAATTACAGCATCATCGAAGCTGGACTTCGTGCTCTCGCAGATAAGGCACATGAATCAGCAGTTGCCCAAGCAGAGGGCAAGCCTATCCCTTGCGGTCTGTCTGAAGGAGATATGGAACTTGTGGCACTTCTTACTGCCATGATGAATGATACACAAGCCAACAAGGGATGGTGCGCTCACGAAATGGGCAAGTCTATCTCATCCTTCGAGAAGTATGTTCACGATGGCAAGATACCCGAAGGCATCCATGACCAGTTCGGGCATGAAAAGAAGTGGAATAAGTCGCTCATCCGATACTTTGCCAACAAGAAGGCTTTCTTCCGCAAGCTATCACGAAAGTATGGAATAAACCTCTAGAAGTAGCTACACATTTTATATATATAGGAGAGACCCAATCGCCCCTCCTGTATATTTATGACCTTTTACGTAATCATAAATCTTTGCTCATCAAGCACTTATATAATATTTTGCGAGTTTATCTATATCTATCCATATTATTCGTAACTTTGTGCTCGTAACGTTACGTAGTATTAATCAATTAATGTTTAACAAAAGATTCAGGATAATATGGAAAGTAAAACGTATGTATTCGGAAACGAAGGCTCAACATCTAATAATGGGATGCTCGGTCTTCTTGTGCCTCTGCTCCAGAAGCAGGGTGTTGACCCAAATGTCCTTCTTGCCATGAAGGGAAACAATGGTTTCGGTGGCGAAGGTGGATGGTTCATGTGGGTAATCTTCCTTTTCTTCCTCATGGGCTGGGGAGGTAACGGCTGGGGAGGTTTCGGCAATAATGGTCGTGGTGGTCTCGCAAACGAGATTAACAATGACTATGGTCGTGGTCTCCTGATGGATGCCATCGGTGGCAACCGCAATGCACTCAGCAATTTGGCTACTCAGTTGAACTGCACCGAAGGTCAGATTCAGAGTGCCATTTCTGCCTTGACCTCTCAGGTTCAGAGTGTTGGTAATCAGGTTGGTATGAGCGGTATGCAGACTATCAATGCTTTGCAGCAGGGTAATATGCAGATTGCTCAGCAGATTGCCAACTGCTGCTGCGAGAACCGCTTGGCTATCTGCCAGCAGACTGGAACCTTGCAGAATGCCATCAACAATGTAGCTACTGGTCAGGAGCGTGGTTTCGCCAACGTAGCTTACGAGACTCAGCGACAGACTTGTGATTTGCACAACGCTATCAAGGAGAGTACTCAGACCATCGTTGACGGACAGAAGCAAGCTGAAATGAGAGAGTTACAGAACAAGATTGATGCTCTTCGTGAAGAGAACAGCACCTTCAAGTCTTCTGCTATGACCTCTCAGATTGTTGGTCAGGCTGTGGCTCCTATCAATCAGGTACTGGCTGGCTTGCAGAACGAGGTGGCTGGTATCAAGTGTAAGTTGCCTGAGACCGTGACAACTCCTTACAGCCCATTTACTGCTGTTCCAAATTGTGTTGCTTGGCAAACAGGTTTATATGGTTTGAATGCTGCTAACAATGCAGGATTCTGGGGTTAATAAGGAAAGGAGGCTGCTATGTTTTGGTTAAGACCATTTACATGGGTGAATCGTAATGGTTCGGCAGCTATCGCTTCTACGGGCGTGGCGGTGAACACCAACAATGTTGTTTTCTCGTTTAAAAACCATGCCTTCGTGAATGCCAGCTACAGAGGAACGATTTTCGTGAATCTGATGCAGGCTATACCGACTGGAACGACTGGTACGCTGCCTATCCTTTTCGAGACCAACGGAAGTACTCAGGCTGTGACCAAGTATAATGGTGAACCATTGACGGTTGCAGACGTGCAGGGAACTGGTGTTTATCAGTTTTGGTTTGAGAGAGATACTAACACCCTACAGATGATGTCGGGTATTGTTTAACAAGAATAGATAATAGGAGATTACATTATGTTTCAAGGTTTAAGAACTAATTCTTTATTCTATGTCCTAGACAAGGGCGAGAACCCGAACTTGCGAATCGGTCAGGTGGTTTCAGTAAGCAATCCTCAGACGAAATACCCTACCTTTAACAACGGCTTTACTCCTCAGCCTATGGAGACCGTAGTGGACGTGAAGGTGAAGCTGGGTGACGAGGAAGTGGATTTCAAGCAACTGCCAGCAAACGGACAGATAGCCAACGACAAGAATCTTGTGGTTAGCGACAATAAGGATGCCATGAGTACTGAGGTAGATGCCATGCTGAGACAATCTAAGGCGATACTGGAGAGCGTAGATTACAACAAGAGGGTAGTAGAATCTTGTGAGGAAATGCTACAGCAACTCAACCCCCAGATAGCCAAGGAGAAGGAACAGACCGAGAAAATCAATAAACTGGAAGGAAAGGTTTCAGGTATTGAGGGCAAGATTGACAAGATGATGGGATGGCTCCAGCAGACCATGAGCAAGTAATCTCCTATCTATTCACTTAAAATCATAAGATTATGGTAATGATTGAGATTACAGAAGATAAGTTCGATGATTTGTATGACAACATCGAGTCTATGCTTGGTTTTGGCAGCAAGGCTATGTCTTGTCTGAAAAAGATGAAGCAGGAGCGTATGGGTGAGCGTATGCCTGATTATCGTGACGATTGGAGAAGAGAACGTGAGGAACGTGAAGAGCGTGAGAACAGACGTAGATTCAACAACGTCAATGATGATTGGAACTACCCGAACCGCTATGGTGAAAGAGGTGGTGGCGGCTACAATGGTGGCGGTCGCTAGTGTTTAACTTGGGAGTTTTGGCACCGACATTTATGTCGTGACCAGACTCCCTTTAATATTCAGTAATATGGGAAAATGCAGAATGCCATTGGATATGTATGACCTCAAACCTGAGGGAATGGTTTCTTATCTCAGATACAATGGCTATCATTTCAGCAAGAAGATGTGCGAGTGGGCGGTTAGCCTGATGTATAAGTATGACTCTTCCTCCAAGCGTGATGTAAGTGTCTCGTTTTGGGATAAGGAGAAGGTGGATTCCCTTCTGCTTGGTCAGGGTGTAGAGGTGAAGAATAAGATAGGCTACGACCATGTATATGTGGCGAATATGGCGAGGGCTGACTTCTACAAGTCTTCCATCAAGGATGAGGAGCAACTAGCCCAGTTTATCAAGGATATGGTGGATGATGCCGACCAGAAGGATGGTTTCATCTTTAACAGATTTTATGCCGACTGCTGCCATAATGGTGTGCCTATTCCTTGGGAAGATGTGTTATGATGAGAAGATTGATTGAACTCCCGAAGTACGATTGGAGCATAGTGTGTTTCATAGGTTATCAGCCGCCTGATGCCGATGAGATATGCCATGCTCTTTCGGATATTGGCTGCAACGGAAATCCGTTATCGGAAGCCTATAAGCATCTGTCTTTATCGAGTGGAGATAGGGGGCTGACTTATTCTAACCTAGCAGAAAGAAGGAGCGTACTTGCAATCGGGAAATGTGAATCAGATGGCAGCATCATCAATACAATAGGTCATGAGCTTCTTCATGTGGTAGCGCATATCTGTGAGCAGGATGGAATTGATATGCTGAGCGAGGAACCATGTTATATGATGGGGAGTCTGTGTGAGAAGTTCTTTAAGGTGTATGATTAATGTTGTTGTTTCTACTTGCAGCATAAGAAAAGGGTGAATCTTTTGACTCACCCTTCTTCTTTATCTACAAAGTCAGCGACTTGTAGTTCTAGCTGATTGTGATGTTAACATCAGAATTTGGCATCTTAAACACAGATGCGTAAGTTGGAACTTTATCAGGCTTGTTTATCCAATTTGCAGATGCCAAAGATATTGTGTGTATATCAACACCAGTTATAGTAGGCACAGAACCTTCGTAAGTCAATATAGTTACATATCCATTGTACACTTGAATTGTGTTATTGATTGAATATTCTTTGTTTGTGCTTACAGATACTGTATGTAGTTCATTTTGAATCTCTTTATAACCTAAAGCATTAGCAAGAATATTTCCATATTTACAATAACATACATCTGTACAATGTCCTGCTACTCCATTATGCACGATTGGATGGAATTGGTTATCAATACCCATCAACATCTGCCCTAGTAAGCATCTGTCGCTTATATTGCCCGTATTAACGTATTGCAAACCGTGTTCATCAGCAACCTTCTTGAAAACGGCTTCCTTTTGAGAATTATGCCAAAACATCTCACTGACAACAATAGTCGCTCTCTTGTATTTGTTTTGTAAAAACCTAATCAATCTATCGAACCCTTCTTGATATGTATCTACATAGTTACCATTTTCTCCTGCCCTAAATAATATCAAATCATAGTCCGTATCACTAACTTTTGAAAATAAAGAATCTAAATCCACATTATTCGGATTAGTTTCCCAATTAAATATATTGAAAGGAGTTACTGATGCATTTACATTCTTTTGCTTCAGTATTCGTTCTAGATAATTCGTCCAAGTTGTCTCAACCTTATTTGTTGAAGCCATAGCCCAGGACTCATCTCCATAATATTCAATGGCTTCACTCTTGGCATGCGAGGTCAGTGAATTTCCCAAAGCCAATACTTTTTTGTAATTTATCGGTAATGGCACTAGTTCACCATCTATAACTTTTAGCTTATACGGATTGTTGTCTGCATCATAGACATATTGTTGCTTGTTTAATTTACTTGCGATTGTGTTTAGAGTTTCATTTGTTTTCTCTATATCTGTTGCGTAGGCAAAAGCACTTTCTATGCTTACCATATTAAACCCGAATACAACTATACCTCCAAAATCGGTTGCCAACTCTGAAAAAACACCGTCCCAAGATGGTGAATATAGAAAAGTCTTTTCGCCAGATTGCTGTGCTCTTTCGTAAAACTGGCTGCATGTTGCAGAATCGTTAGTTATAGACAAAGCAACGGTTTCTCCTTTTTTGATTAAGATATGCTTGTCTAAAACATTAATCGTGTTATTTCCTAGGCTTAGAACTATGTTAGTTCTTGACCTCTCCACAAACATATTTCTTTGGTCTAGAAGCCCAACCCTCAAAGAGAATACCCCTTTTCCATTGACACACGCTTTAATTTGATGGAGAAAACCATCTTCATTAGCAATAGAATCACGAACCACAAGACCACCATTTTTATGAGCCTCATAAGGGAAAATAGTTGGTTCTTCTGAGAAAGTATCAATTCTGCCATAAAAATTCTTATCAAAAGTAGTCTTGATTAAGGCTTTAATAGGCAATATATCAGACTTTTGGGCATAGCTTGCCTTATTGTAATACGAATCTATATTTTCTTTATCTTCCTTTCCAGTAGCCATCATTAAAAGGGGTATAACATCCTCACTTCCTCTGTCAATAATAAATAAAGGTACAACGGCTAATCCATTCTTATTCTCAATTTCTTTGAGAAAAGAAGTTTCCTGACTTCCTTCTACGATATTACAATAGAATATTTCCGCTTTACCCTTTCTGACTTCTGCATATACGATGCTTACAGAATCCTTTGGTACGTCAATGCTAAATTCTTTAGTTAAATTTGTTCTTTTGGAATAAGGGAATAATATTACAATATTAAATTTACCTTTTATAGTAACAGAGGTATTATCATGGATAAATGTATAGTCATCTAAAATACCCCAATTAACCGCTTGATTGCCTTGAAAGGCGTATGGTGAACCGAAATCAATAAAATAGTTTCCAAATTTACCATTATGCATCCTTTTCAGAATATTAAGACCATTAAGAGAGCATTCCACGTTGTCAAAGTTTGGGTACACTCCGCTTTCATAGCCGATGTAGAAAACTTTTCCGTCTTTAGGGGTTCCACCTTTACCCGCCACCCCAGCAAATGTATCATCTAAGTCGCTGAGCTTATCTTCTACAGAAAACCAGTTTACTGGGTCTGCTGACCACGCATTTGCCTTTAAAGTATAGCGGCAGATGGTATTACCTGATTTGTAGGTGATGGTGAGACCTACCTTCTGAAATGTGGTAGGAACCGAGTTGATGGCATCTTGTAGAGTAGCGTGGGTTACGGTTCCCCCTTTTGAGCAGTCGTATGTTAGGATGCCTAGCTTGCCAACCTCGGCTGAAAGAAAGTCGGTTTCGCCACCAGTAATAGCATCATTGACTAAGGTCTTGTTGCTCGCATCGGCTACACCGCTGTTTCCCTGCATACCAACTTCACCTTTGTCACCCTTATCACCTTTGTCTCCTTTATCACCTTTGCTACCTTTACTACCATTGTAGAACTTAACTTGCTCGGACGTACCATCATGACGGGTTAGAGTGATAACATTCTCGCCACCATCCTCTGCACTTTGCTTGGTTTGTTTTAAGGAATCAAAGGAATTGTCGGTGCGAGTCTTCATTTCTTTATTGATGTCTGACTGCATCTTTCCTCTGTCCTTGTCGAAGATGTTGTCGGAATTAGCCAACTTACCATCTTTTCGACCTGAAACGAGAGTTTCGTTATATCTTTGTTCTGACATATTTATATTATTTTATGTTATATAATCGTTATTGTGGAATCGCCTGAAATCAATTCATCGGAATGATAATAGTATAGTTCTCCTATCTTACTCTGCTGCATTCCCAATGGCAAACCACCTTGAAGGAATGTGAGAGGAACAGATGATACTATCCAGATGATGTCTTCATTTTCGGTTGTACTGATGGTTATTGTCTGTCCAGAGAGAACACCTGAGAATTGTTGTAAGTATTCGACATTAACCTTGTTAGGGTCTGTGGTAGATAAAGCACCATAGTAAGAGAAAATGACATCTTCTTTTGTGTTCAGTTCTATCCAGTACTTCGCATTGTACATACCTCCCATTTCACCCTCTACGATGCCGAGAGGAATATGAGACTTGCCATTTCGCTCCACGATACGGAAAAGGCGGTGCTCAATGCTACAGATGTCGTTTCCATTGTACTTGCCACGAATGGTAATGCCATATAACCCTTCCTCTAGAAATGGGGGGAACTTGACACATATATCACTCGGCTCTACTTCACTATTATTTTTTCCGCTCTGAACAAAAGGCATTTTTGCTACACACTCTCCAAAGGCATCAGTAAGGTGTACTTCTAGATTACTGATGGCAGCTACGTCAATATCTTCCAACATCTGCTTATTCTTGCTGATGTAGGTTTTCTGAAGCTTGATGAAAAGGTCGAAGCTGTTGCCTTTAACAATCTTATAAATATCCATATACGTATACATTATTAATAATAGACAAAGATAGGCAGAATTTTCTCCACCTATCTTTTATCCGTTTATTTAGGGCAGAAAAATTTTAGATTAATCCCTTCCATCTGAGAAATTTGCGCTTGCGGCTGCGCTTTCCCTTCTCACTCTTGCAGTTGGTATGGTAGACACAATCCTTGAAGAGGTCTCTGACCTTCATGTCGTTGTCTACCAGTTTGGTCTTCTTGAATGCCTCGAAGAGTGAGCGGTTCATAATCATGAGGTTGCCCTTCTGCGTAGGAAGGACGTAGAAGATTTCACCATGGTTCTTCTTGGATGCGTAGTCTGCCTTAGCCGTAGCTTGGCGGTACATAATTTCGCACTTGATGCGCTTGAAAATCTTTGTTACTTTCATAATCGTAATTATTTATTCGTGAAACTATATGATGGTTGCTGCCGAAACAGAAACCTTTCTTCTCATTACTCTTGTCTGAATCTGTATCATCTTAGGCATTTCCATTTCGTTGAAACAGATGTGGAGTCCGATGGCTCTGGTCATGAGCAAATCATCGTGCTTTCCGTCTGCTGCCTCGTATACCGTTCCGTTCTTCTCGTAGGTGAGATATTCATCTAAGCATCTATCGTCTCGCTCTACATAGAGTTGTTCACGGATAACCTGAACCAATACTGAGATAACCATCGGCTTGGTTGCCACGTTGGTATGGAATCCGTACTTCACTGGAACCTTATTCTTGATGTCCGATTCACTCTGCTTGCGAGCGTAGAGATTGTCGTATACGTCCTTGATTTGATTCAGGATGAAATCAGACTGGTCACCACCTTCCAAGATGTGCTCCTTGTCTTTCGTCTCCAAGGTGTTGGATTCAATCACCAACAGAGCATCGTTGTAGTATTTGGCTATCTGAGCCGCCTTCCATGCCAGCAAGTCCATATCAATATGCCCATACCATTGGGCTACCACATACGGCTTGCCACCTTCCATCATCCAATAGCGGTCGAAGACACAGATAACAGACCAGTCGGCATTCTTGCTACGTCCACCAATATCCACTATGACCAGATAGCGGTTTATCACCTTGCAATCATCAAAGGTCTCAGGCTTGCTCCATATCCACAACTGCCCCTGCTTGTCTTCACAGAATCGGACATTCTGCATACACTTCTTACCTTTGTAGCCATCACCATAAACATCACCGATGAACTTAGGTGCTCGGCATCCTTTGCGGAATTTGTCAACCTTGTCTTCGGCAAAGACCTTGGCTCCTGAATGCTTGAATGCCTCAATATCATCGGTAGGGTAGCCAGCAGCCATATCGGCATGGTCGGTGAACTTTTTGCGCTCGGCAATATACCAGTTGATGGCTTCGAGTGGAGCACCCAGTGTCCATAACTTCCAAAGATAGGTACATGGCTCCTCTCGGTCGGACATCGTATTTGTATTGTTGCGGTTCTCATATAGCCATTTGGCAAACTCTACCTTCTGTTTCTTGCTTTCAAATTCAAGATGATACATATCGTATATCTCGAACCAAGGAACGAAGAACGGCTCAAACTGAGATTGTCCCTTTTTGGCGGCAAGCCATTCCTTGTGGAAGAAGTTGCCAGTACCATTGGCGGTGGATTCGTAGGCAATCATCGTGTATGGTCGGTACAAGATACCATTGGTAGCATTCTGTACTACTTCCTCAGGAGATTTACCATCCGTCTTTTTCCACAATCCAACCTCGGAAAGGTGAACCAAGTTGTAGTCTTCACCATTGGCTGATAGTGGTCGTTCCATGGAACCCACCTTAATCTTGCAGAATCGCTGAGGAACCTTCTTTACGTTGCCTGATGTTCCCACTCCAACAAACTTCGGTTCGTTCTCAGAGAACGCTTCTCCCATTTCGTAGAGAAACTTGGTCGGGAAGTTTTTCAGAGCTTCCTCGAACATTCCTCGGATGGTCTCTGCTGTGTCCTTGACCTGAGCCACGATGAGCGAGTTGAGACCCTTCTGCCACATGAGTTGCAGCCAGAGGAAGTACATCTGAATAACCGTAGAACCTCCCCATTGTCGGGCTTTCAGCAGGATGAGACGGATAGGGCGATTTTTCTTTCTTCGCTCCTCCAGCCACCTGAGCAGTCTTCGCTGCGGTCTTCTGAGTACAAAACGGAAGGGGAGACCTCCACCTTTCGGCTTGATATAGATGAATGTGGCAAAGAAGAAGAAAGGGTCGTGTTTCATTCTGATGCGAGTGAACTGCTCAACCAGTTGCTCAATCTCTTCTTCTAGGTCGTATGGTTCGTCTATATCCTTGTGCAGTTCCTCGATTACTGCCTTGCAACTACCAAACTCGATGAGCATCTTGACGAGCGGAATCTTTTTCATGGAAACTGGAAGCTGCTGTCTCTGAATCGGGAAATCAGGAAGGAAGAGCAGGAATCGCTTATCTCCACAACCTTCACCCTTGATAGGATTGAATGGTGTGTTGATTTCCTTGATGCGTTTCTCGTTCTCCTTCAGGATGCCCAATACGTGTTTATCGAGTGCATCAGTCAGTTTGGCGGTTACTTGTCTTGGCATAGCGGTGCATTTAAATATCCCCACAACAGACCAAGTACATAGCAATAGATGTGGACTCCAACTGCCATGCAAGGGAAGAAGATTCCGACACAGATATATAGGAGAATGGTGAGATTGTATCTTACCTTATTCTCCACGTATGGGGCGATAAAGCCCATGTAAGCATAGATAAAGCCGCTTAGACCGATGATTGGTAGGGATGAGGTGAAGGGATAGCTGATGGCTATAAGATAGAATGCCACCAAGTGACCGATGCCACAAGGGATGGCTCGGTAGCATTGATGGAAAACATAAAGGTTGATGGCAGCATGAAAGATGTTCTGATGAAAGAAAGGGTAGCTTAGTCGGTTCTGAATAGAACAATCGTCAAAGAGACCCATGCCATCATATCCAAGAAAAGTGATACACATTATTATAATGTACCCAGCATAAAGCGCAATCTTCTCTTTCGTATCTCGTAGCATCTTTGCTTCTCCTCCTTTCTCACCCTGCTAAGAATTACGTGTATGCTTTGAGGAGTCAAATAGAAACTGGGTGCTTTTTCAGCACATACACGTTTGATAATATCCATATTACTGAGATATGGCTCATTATTCTTATGAATCTGGAATCGTCTGAAAATCTCCTGATACATTTCCTTTCGGGTAGGTATCATATTATCAAGAGGTTTTCCTTTCAGTAAGTCTAATATGACTATATAAGCACGGTCTTCTGAAACCCAAAATCTTCTGCTCGGAGATTGGGATAGCTTTTCCTCAATCTCTGAGAGTCTGATATTGTCTCTTACATTAATAATTTCTTTGTAAGCCCTCAATAAATCAGCATCACGTTCCTCTATAAAATAGCATCGTGAATCCTTATATTTCATATCTGACCCTGCAAATATACAAAAAAGTATTGAATTAGTCGCATCCGATTAGACTAAATTAACGGATAAAAGATGAAAATCGGAAAAAAGCATTAATTTTGGGCATTGATTTATAAATATACACATATATATATGGACGATAATACAAATATTGAGCAGAATGCTGGTGCTGCAAAACAGCAAGACACCAAGACCAAGAGAGACTTGGCTTTGGAGCGTTTGAAGACCCGCCATCCTGATACGGAGTATGCGGATGATGAAGCTATGTATGGAGCCATCAATGATGATTATGATGCCGACCAGAAGGCTTTGCAGGGTTATAAGGATAATGAAAAGGCGATGGGCGATTGGCTGGGTAGTGACCCTGAGGCGGCTACCTTCCTGCAAGCGATGAAGGCTGGCAAGAGTCCTTACGCTGAGTTGATTCGTACCCATGGTGAGGATGCCATTGACTACTATTCTGACCCTGACAATGCGGATGAGATTGCATCGGCTCAGTCGGAGTTCTTGAAGAATGCTGCCAACGGCAAGAAATTGCAGGAGGAGTATGACAAGAATATGCCTTCCAGCTATGAGGTATTCGACAAGTTGGAAGAGAAGTATGGCGAGGAAGCTGTGAATGATGCAATTGACCAGTGCTTTCAGACTATGCGCAATGTGGTGACTGGCAAGTTTACAGAGGAAATGATTACTGCTTTCATCAAGGCTAAGAACCATGATACTGATGTGGCTGATGCTGCCCATGAAGGTGAGGTTCGTGGCAAGAACAGCAAGCACGTCAAGAACCTTGAACTGAGAAAGAAGGGTGATGGTACTGCCGACCTTGATTCTGCCAATGCGGAGACCAAGCCTACGGATAATCAGCCTGACCTTGGTGCTGTTGGTAGAATATCACGTAGGGGTAATATCTGGCAGCGTGGCAACGAGAAGAGAACACACATTCGATAATGAGAAAAGGTAAAAAGATAATATATAATGTTTAATTAATTTAGGATAACAATGAAGAAAAGTACATTTAATCGGCTGCTTTCCGTCTTCCTGATGGTTATGGCAGTTATTTTTGGAGTGAATGGTCAGGTTATCATGGCTGAGGCGGCTCTGCCTGATGGCGGTACTACCGAGAGTGGTCATGCTGCGGAAGCTGGTGGTGCTACTGATGCCAATGATGCTGGCAATGGTGGTGCGGCTCGTCAGGATGATGGTATCGCTACTGAGGGAAAAGGTCGTGAGCACTTTAACGAGAATGGTACGGAGTTCTATGAGAACGACATCAACGACAAGATTACCAAGATTCGTCCGATGGCTACTCCAGTTGACCAGATTTCACGCTATGCGACAACCAAGCCTGCTAGTTCGTTTGTAGTTGAGTATTGGAGTATCGGTACACGTCCTATCAAGACAACCGTCAAGGAGGATACCACGAATAGTACTGGTACATCTATGGTATTGAAGGTAGAAGACCCTGAAATGTTTACGTTGGATGATACCATCCGAGTGGTGGGTGTGAAGGCTATTACCAACTATATGGGTGTTGCCTATTCAACAATTACAGATGCTCCTACTCCTGATTTGGAACTTTGTGTTTGCGGTAAAGATACAGAGGGTTATCCTATTGTGTATGCTGTAAATGGTGACTTGGTCAGCAAGCAGGCTATCGGCATTCCTATTTTGAAGAAGGGTCAGGTACTTATCCGTATGGCTAAGAGTTGCGGTGAGTTGGATGTACAGACAGGTCGTTTCAACAACCTTCCTGCTTCTGAGATTCAGTACTGCCAGAACTTCATGATTCAGGTAGAGGAGAGTACCTTTAATAAGATTGCAGATAAGCGAGTAGACTGGGATTTCTCTGACATCGAGGAGGATAGTATCTATGATATGCGTCTTGCGATGGAAGGTACTTATCTCTTCGGTGATATGGCTTGTATCAAGCATACTACCAAGAACAACTCTGCCCAGTGGTTTACCAAGGGTATTTGGTGGATGGCTGGTAAGGATATTGAGGTAGGTCATGTTGCTACTGCTGACGATATTAAGAAGGGCTACGGCAAGAATGAACGAGTGATTACTGATTTGGAGTTGGTTGACATTTCAAAAGACTTGTTTGTTGGTACTGGTATCGGCAACAAGCGCAAGGTGATTATCGCTGGTTCAGATTTCGTGAGCGCATTCAGTAAGATTGATTCTGACAAGTTCCGCTTGAAGGACACCGTTGAGGTTTGGGACTTGAAGTTCAAGAGTTGGGAGACTGACTTCGGTGAGGTGTTGATGATTCACTCTGAGTTGTTTGACATCTTCGGCATGAGCGACTGCGGCTTTGCCCTTGACCCTGAGTTCTTGGTTAAGCGAGTACACTTGTCTTGGACTCGAAACGTGCTCGACTTGAAGAAGGCTGGCATCCGTAACACCGATGCAGTAGTTATTCAGGAGGTAGCTTGTCTGTACTTGAAGTACCCTAAGGCACACGCTCGTATGCGCCTTGCTGAGGTTCCTGCAACAGATAGCCTTTCTGATACAGAGGGAACCAAGGCTGCTGCCTAAAAGCAAGTAGAATTGCAATTTATTCATCAAATAGTGAGGGGTGTGGGCACTAGCCCCATCCCTTTTTTAGTAACACATATATATAATAAGGTATAATCATGTTTAATAAATATCAAGCAGGTACTGATTTGGCATTCAGCGTTATGGTAGGTGATGAGCGAATGCGTATTGTTTTTGAGGGTAAGACCATGGGAAGTAGTGTCTATATGACAAGAGACCCGAAGGTACAGAAGGCTATCGAGTCTCATTATTGGTTCAACGACAAGTTCTTCTTGGTGGAGAGTATTGACGAGAAGAAGGAAGCTGCGGAAGCCAAGAAGAAGGCTGCTGCCAAGGCAAAGAAGAAAGTGGCTGACGAGAAGAAGACCCACGTAGTGACAGACGTTGAGGATGCCAAGGACTATCTGGCTGAGACCTATGGTGTGAGCCGTTCCAAGATGAAGACCAAGGAAGACATCTTGGCGATTGCTAAAGAAAATGGTGTTGAACTAGAAGGTTTAGAGTAATGGTAGAATATGCTGTATCTGATTTAGTGAAAGAGGTGAAGGTGCTCTTGGATAGAAACCAAGAGTCTGCTGGTTTGCTGGCTCCTAGCGATTCTGATACACTCTCGCAAGCAGAACTTATTGAGAGTAAAATCGTAGATGCAGCAAGAATCATTCTTTCGGATTCTCCTGAATATATGGTGGAAGGTACTTCGTGTACGAATGATGTAACGTGGACGGATGATAGCAACGGCTATTACGTGGGTAAGATGGTTTTGCCTACCGATATGTTGAGAATCCTTTCTGTGAAGGCAGGAGACTGGAACCGTCCTGCTACAATCATTTCAGAGAGCGATGATGCCTACAAGTATCAGAACTGCAAATATGGAGTTAGGGGAAATCCTGAGCGACCGATTGCGGCTATCGTGCATACGGCTAACGGCAAGAGTATCGAACTATATACTAGTAAAAAGCAGGATGCTACATTGGCATTCATCTACGTTCAGGTTCCATCTATCACTACCGAACAGAAAATCAGTCTGCCTTCCGTCCTGAAAGATTCCATCTTATACATGGCTGGCTATCTCACTTGTATCAGCCTTGGCGATACCGATACTGCAAGCGGATTCCTTGGAGTGGCTAGAAAGTTGGCACATATTGTTGAACCTACAACATCATAAATTATGGCAAAGAAGAAAGAAGAAACCAAACTGCTATCGTTGAGTAGGGTGCTTGACAAGGAAGAACTGGATAGCGTGAAGGCATCCAAGAACCGATTTGACAAGCCATACGAGCGTGCCTTCTCAATCTTGCTGGAGGCTCAACGATACTATAACAATATGGATAACTTCCGAAAGAGAAGATTACGAAACAAGCGATACTGCTATGGAGACCAGTGGGGAGATACCATTGAGTTCAAAAGCAAGTGTGGCTTTAAAAAGCGTATCAAGGAGGAAGACTATATCCGTGAGCAGGGTAGCGAACCATTGAAGAACAACCTTATCCGTAGGTTGGTGAAGAATGTGCTGGGTGTATATCGCTCCCAGAGCAAGGAACCTACCTGCAATGCCAGAGATAAGGATGAGAAACGATATGGTGAGACCATGAGCGTGGTGCTGCAATGTAACCGACAACTGAACCGAGAGACGGAACTGGATGCCCGAACCATGGAAGAGTTCCTGATAAGCGGTGCTGCTATCTATAAGAAAAAGTATGGATGGCGAAGAGGCAGGTTGGATTGCTGGACTGACTACGTGAATCCGAACAATTTCTTCATAGACAACAATATGAGGGATTTCCGTGGTTGGGACGTGAGTTGTTTGGGTGAGGTGCATGACATTACCATCGGCAACGTGCTGAGAGAGTTTGCCAAGTCTCCTGCTGAGGCTCGTAAGTTGAAGGAGATATACCGGTTGGCGGCTAACCGAGATTTCGTGATTGCAGACTGCACCCAGCGATTCGGTGAGTTCGACCCTAAGACTATCGACTTTATGAATCCTTCCAACCCTTCACTCTGCCGAGTGATTGAGGTTTGGCGCAAGGAGAGTAAACCGAGATACCGATGCCACGACTACAACAATGGCGATGATTTCAAGATTGATATTGAGGATAAGGCTGATATTGTAGATGCAGAGAACAGAGACAGAATCAGGCGAGGTATGGCTGCTGGCATGCTGGAAGAGGATATTCCTCTGATTGATGCCGAGTGGTTTATGGATGATTACTGGCATTTCTACTACCTTTCTCCTTTTGGTGATATTCTAAGAGAAGGCGAGACCACTTATGCTCATGGTGAGCATCCGTACTGCTTTAAGTTCTATCCGTTCATTGATGGTGAGATACACAGCTTCGTGGAAGATGTGATAGACCAGCAGAGATACGTGAACCGACTTATCACGATGTATGACTTCATCATGAGGGCGAGTGCCAAGGGTGTGCTGCTCTGTCCTGAGGATTGTCTGCCTGATGATATGAGTTGGGATGATTTCTGCGATGAGTGGAGTAGGTTCAATGGTGTCGTTAGATACAAGCCAAACAAGAGTGGTCAGGTTCCTCAGCAAGTGGCGAACAACTCTACGAATATCGGTATCGGTGATTTGCTCAGCTATCAGTTGAAGTTCTTCGAGGATATATCGGGAGTGAATGGTGCGCTGCAAGGTAAACCAGGAGTATCAGGTACGAGCGGTTCGCTCTATGCCCAGCAGACACAGAATGCTACCATGTCGCTGCTTGATATTTTGGAGACTTTCAGCCAGTTTATCATTGATGGAGCATATAAGACCGTGAAGAATATGCAGCAGTACTATGATGTGGCTCGCAACTTCAATATCGTTGGTAGGGCAGGACAGATTGTGCGCTATGACCCTAAGAAGATACGAGACGTGGAGTTTGACATCAACATCACGGAAAGTACGGCTACTCCTGTATACAGACAGATGGCAAATGAGTTCCTTATGACCTTGTGGCAGAATCAGGCTATCACGCTGGAGCAGTTGCTGCAAGTAGGAGATTTCCCATTTGGAGAGGAGTTGCTGCAATCGGTTGCATCTAACCAGCAAGCCATTCAGAATGGTGAGACTCCACAAGGATTCTCTCCTCAGCTTCAAGCACAAATTGCTCAGGCATCACAGAGCAATCCGAAGGCTCAGGCGATGTTGCAGCAGATGATGAGCGGTCAGGGGGTGAGTCCTGACGGACAGAACCCACCGCTTGCTGCTTAGTTTATAGTTAATAATTTATAGTTTATAGTTATGATTGCAGACAAACCAAGTGACAAGGAATGGTATGGCAATGGGAAACATGATGCTAGCCAAGGTGGCAACCCGAATGGTGGTGTTGCTTCAGAGACCCAAGGTAGGGAAGACAAACCCGAACTTTACGAAAATGACGTTATCGGAAAGGTGGCGAAACGCAAGAAAAACGACATCTGGACGAGGGGTGGAGAAAAGAGAACTAAATTTAAGGACGAATAAAGAAAGGAGGTGTTTTTATCGTAATTGTATTTGTCTGATATTCAGATAGCTACAGAAATATCTGCGAGTTTATGGTGCTGCGTTTAAGATATTCGTATCTTTGCAACATCATAAACTTTTAATTTGTATAGGTATGAATTTCGTAGATTTCGTAGAAAAGTATCAGCAGGAAATGGCTCCAGAACAGATGTTGGCTATAGCTAAGGCAGTCGGCAAGTATCTCTCATGCAAGTTGGGCGATGTGGAGGAGCATCATCTTTGTGCGATGGTGTATGGTGTGTTGAGCGAAGAGCATTTTGACAAACACTTTGCCGATGATGCTATCAGCAAGATGTGGTATGAGGATGCTGACGGAACCAAGCATACGGCTCCTTTCTTCTCGGATGATGAGATAAGAGAAGCCTTTGACAAGCATCAGGATGATATTTCTGACTATACCATCCATGATTTGGCTGTTACTATGAACCTGATGAGAAGTGACCATCATGTGATGCTGGAGCGATATAGCAAAGATGCTGATGAGTTGAAGGAAATGGTGGTTTTGATGGCTATCGAGTATCTGCAAGACCCTGACTGCTTGCATCCTACCAGCAAAATATGGCACACAATAAACGGATAAAGTAACTAATTGGGAATCATTTCTTATCTTTGCATATTATTAATAATATATAAATATAAGATATGACTCCAAATGTACGTGAAGGATTGCAATATGGTGCAGCTATAGGAATGCTAGTGAGTGGTGTTGTACTCACCTTCCTATCATTCTTTCTCAACAATTATGTGGTGTCTGATGGTGTGCTGTGGTATGTCAGTCAGACATTGGTTTACTCTGGAGCAATATTCGGGGTAAACGTTTATTTCAAGACAAAACTAGGCAACTTTGAGAGCAAGGTGAAGGATGAACTCGCAAGTATGCTGAAACAAGTGAAGGAGGGCAAGTAATATGAAGGTAACAAGAGAACAGATTTTGGCTATTATGCCGAATGCCAAGGATAAGGTGGATGCGTTTCTTCCTTATATCAATGGCTATGCTGAGGTGTTCCATATTGATACTCCTAAGCGAATGGCTCATTTCTTGGCTCAAATTGCACATGAAAGTGGTGAACTGAGATACACCAAGGAACTCGGCAACAAGGACTACTTCCATAGGTATGATGTGGGCAAGTTGAAGAACATGCTCGGCAACCTTAAAGATGGTGATGGCTACAAGTATCGGGGTAGGGGATTGATTCAGATTACTGGCAGAGCCAACTATCAGGCTTATCAGAACAGCAAGTATTGCACTGGTGACATCATGGAGAATCCTCAGTTGCTGGAGCTTCCGCTAGGAGCAACGAAGAGTGCTATGTGGTGGTGGTGGAAACATGACCTGAACAAACTGGCTGATAGTGATAGTTTCGTGGCTATTACCAAGACAATCAATGGTGGAACCAACGGCTTGAAATCAAGACGAAAGTTTCTTACAAGAGCAAAGAAGGTCTTTAATGTTTAGCCTATGAAAGTAAAATGGTACGATACTGATTTTTGGCAAGTAGCACTCTACGTGATTGGTATCTTGCTGGTGGCTTTTCTTCTGTCGGGATGCAAGACAAAATACGTCCCGATGGAAAAAGTTATATGTCGGTACGTAGTAAAACACGATACGCTGCATACTTCTGACAGCGTTTTTGTGCGTGATTCAATCTTCCTCAGACAGAAGGGAGATACTTGCTTTCTTGACCGATGGCATGAGAAGAGCATTTATAAAAATGTGTATAAGGTGAAGGTGGATTCCTTCCTGAAAAGAGACTCCATCCCAGTTCCCTACCCAGTAGAAAAACAACTCTCCAAGTGGGAGCAGTTTCAGTTGAAGTATGCAGTATGGTCTTTTGGAGCACTCTGCATGCTGCTAATCGTATTAGGTTATAAACTCTATAAAAAGATAAAGAATGGCAAATTTCACATTGACAATCACGAAAAGTGACATCTATGAGGAGGTGGCAAAGACTACTGCCTACATAGGAGGAAAGAACTTGGATAAAAACGGAAAAAGTCTGTATGACCAAGTGTTTGTGACGGAAGCTGATAGAGAAATGCTGGAAGGATTTTGGGAAGATTCCATTGATGATGTTTCCGTAGCCTTGGAGAGTATTCTTGGATGGCAGAAGTGTGACTCAGGCAGCAACGAGGTCTTTGGTCTGAGAGTAAGCAGCCTTTTTAATGAGAGTTTATTTAAGACCTTAGAATCAACGGTTTTTAGTTATGTAGTCAACAAAATAGTAGCAGAATGGTGCTCAGTAGTCTATAAGGATAAGGTGGAAGATTATCTCTCCAAGGCAAACGTTTTGCTGCTAAAGATTGACGCAATCATTTATACACGTAAAAGACCAACAAGATAGGAGGATAGGATATGAGGTATTGTAATAAAGGATATAAAGTGATGATAGAGTTGGAAAAGAATGAGTTGGTATATGACATCAAGAATACTGCTTTTTCTTTTGCTGATTCTTATTCCAAGCAGAAAGGTATAGATGCAAAACAATTAAAGAATGTGTTTGACGTATCAGAGGAAGGAAACCGAGATAAGTTAGCAAGGATTCTAGACTCAGCAGTAGAGGATTGCAGAGAAATGCTTTTCCGTTTCACCAAGGTGGAAATGCTCGGTGGCGGCTTTGATTCCAACGAGTGGGAAGAGTGTATAGGTTCGCCTACCAACGATGAGGATGCCTACTACTTGGCGATGAGGATGCCGCAAGGTTTTTCTAAGACAAGTGTACATACCATGACCGTCTACTTGCATGACTATATCGTGAACCAATGCCTTTATGAATGGTTAATGATTGTGTTTCCTGATGGTGCTGATAGGTTCTGGGCACTCGCTGAGGATAAAAAACAGAAGATTAAGGATGCAAGCAACCGCTCGGCTGTTAGAGCAAGAATCGCTTTGCATCCATTTTAAATGATTAGTCGTTTAAGGCTAAGATAAAGCAAGGGAAGCTATCCATCACGGACTGCTTCCCTTTATTTTTTATATAGAAAAAAAATATTTATCTAAGTTTATGTTCCACTAGACGTGGACTCCTGCTTGGTAGTTACCGAACCAGTAACAGCAGCATTAATATTGATACTCTCAGGTAAGGTCTTGACATTTACGTCTGTAGCAGCCAGTTTCAATCCGTTCTTCTGCTGGTCGGCATACTGATTCTTATCCTGAGCGATAAAGTTGTTGATAGCTGTAGCTATGTTGTAGAGCAGTTTATCGGTGTCGCTGCTGAGAGAATCAGAATCAACTGATGCGTACTTGTTGTTCTCAACGGTTGCCGATGTTGTCTCCTTCTCACGATAAAGAACAGCCTGATTGATGAACTCCTGAGCAAACAAGAATGACTTGCTTACAAGTTGTTTAATCTTGGTGTTGTCTATGTTGAGTGGATTTTCATACTGCTGGAGCATAGACTGCAAGCAACTTGCGGCTACTTCTTCTCTAGGCTGTAGAGTAGCGATGGAGAAGATTTCCTCTGTTTTGTCGCTTTCTTCTGTTCCACCTGTTTCTGATGTGGTTGCTATTCTGTTTCTAGGGAATGGGCGAGCGTTTGATGTGCCATCGGAAGAAGTTTCTCTGACGAGTTTTGTTCCAGTTGTCTTTGTGATGGTGGAGTCTACAATATAGGCAACACCTACTTTAGTTTTATTCAGATTATAGAGATTTCCGTCTGAGTCGAAATAGAACAACTGGTATAAGTTGTTGTTGAATATCACATATCCCATGTACATATTTGTACCTAAAGGATAAATGTTGATACATGTGGATAGAACTATCTTGTCATCTATTTTCGTTCCCAAGGATGCACCTTGCTCAACCTTGTATTTATCGAAGTCGGTTAATGTATATTCTGCCATAATTATCTGAGTTTATTTTGTAATCTTGTTTGGAATTCTGTAGATAGTGCGCTGATAGATTCTTTTGGGGCAAGATTGCCCATAAGCGCAAGCCTGAAATATTTGTATGGCGAACCGACAAGGTTTCTGAGATACATATTTACAGAAGAACCAACGTAATACCAATTAGCTAAATCATTACTTCCAAACAGAACCGTTCCACACTTTCCTGCCTGAATGCTGCTGAAATATCCTCTTGTAATGCAATCGAACATGGTCTTATAGGCATCCTGACCAAGCGTTAAAGGACGGCTACATAGGAAGAATGGAACATTCTCTGTTGGCTCCTTCACATACACATCGAGTATGTTTCCTGCTTTGTCTGTAGCGTATGACTCTGGATATATGTTTACTCGCTTGTTGAAGACATTGTGCATGGTTCCCCACATCTTGCTTTTCAAAGAGTAAACGTAAGCATAAGTATAGTTTGGGTTGAACACTATGATACGGCTATCGTAATAGTCGTAAATCATATCAGCTTCTTCGAGATACTTACGGAAACGGACATACTTCACATCTGACTCAGGAATATTACCTAGTGCAAGGAGTTTATTCGGATAGGTCTTATCCTTTGTTGAATGTGAATAAATGGATAGAAAATCGAAAGGATAATCATCCAGTACATCGGTAAGACAAACAGACTCTCTTCCTTGCTGCATCATGATTCCTCGCTCTGTCGGGAACAGAACTGCATCATCAATCTGCAAAATGCCTTTAGGGTTGGAGCAAATTTCACGTAAAGCTGGTTGTCGTGACTGATATGTTCCTGTATCAGTCAACATGACTACCCATACACCTTCATCGGTGAATGCGTATAGTGGAGCATCGCCAAATTGACCTTCGCTGATTGGTCGGGTGTTGGCGGCTAGTGCGCTGATGATAGAAGAACCTACCTGAACAGAATTTGCTGCTGGGAATACCAAAGGATTCTCGGCTTCGCTAACCTTTATGACGTTTGGATGCTGTGTGATATATTTTTGGCTCACGACATTACTTAAAGCAGCATCGTATTCTTCCTTGGTTATCTCTGTGAAGTCACCTGTATCTATTGGTGTGTTGTCCCAATAATATGAAGATGAAATGACCGTTCCACCTTGATTTCCAAAACTACCACCTCCATTACTTCCTGCTCTCGTTGTTCCACCTGATGAATCCTTTTTAAGGAGTTTATGGCGGTATATTTGCATGAAAGCAGGAAGACCAGCATCATCGTGATATAGGTACATGTAATCAGATAACTCAGCTTTTTCTTCTTCTGTAGGCGCATCAACTCTTCCTCCAAAACCTTGATTATCCAAAGAACCAGAAGATTGTCTATCAACTGCGATAGGAGTGGTACGATTCTTACTGATATTGATATAGTAAGACATACCGAATGTATCGGAAGGCTTTAAACTTACCCTCTTGGAATAATACTTGTCATACTTCGGTAAGTGAAAATAGATAGTCATTGCCGTAGCAAGCGTGTTGGGATATGCCAAGATAGGGCAGATAGGATATTGCAGTTTCCCCTTGTGGTATATATCTCGTTTGATGCTATTTTCGCTGATGCTTACCTTGAAGACTGCATCGCAAATATAATCGGTGGTAGCGGTGCTACTAGTTGCAACATCTACATACTCATTTAGGCATAGCTGTGCATTTGAAATTTTTCTCTTGGAGAAAATATCTGTATCGAAAGCATTATAGATGGTCTTCTTTACGTTTCCTATATGCAATCGGTTGTTGTATGTTATAGAGCACTTGCCTCCAAAAGTGTCTCGCTTGAAGTCTGCCAAAGAAATACTTTCTTCTGTCTGTAAAACTCGTTTGAGTTGTATATCTGTGCCTAGCTTTTCCTTGCTGATACTGGCACTTAGATAGAAGGATTTGTTTTCAAACGACTGATAAATATCTTCCTCTGACAAATATTGGAAGGCATCACAATTCACACCTGATGCCATTTTGTTATTCCAAAGAAAACAATTATTTCGTGAAATACCTCTAGTTCTTTTTTCTGTATCAATAAAAGATTCAGGCTGGGACAGATAAACATCTACACCAAGAATAAGGTCTTCCAAGCCTTCGGGTATATCCATGCTGACATTTATGGTGTGGGTGTGAAGACTTGTGCTTGTGCCTACAGATTTCTTTTCCTGATACCAGATAAACTTATTGAATGATGTTTCAGGCGCAAGGATGAATGGATTTGATATATTTATGTGTGAGGTTCCATCATATAACTTGATAGCCAATACTCCAAAAACTGTATATTTGAAGTACTCCTTGCCTTTTTCGTTTAGTCGTTTGTTGATAAGTGAATCAAATGCGTTGAATATGATAGATGCGCCTTTGAGAGAAGTATCTACGTTATTATTAAAGTGTCTGTTCGTCTCAAAAGCATTATCCCAATCATCGCCAAGGTTGATTGATACATCACATTTCTCAGACTTAACATTGGTGATTGTTGCACTATAGCTAAGTGAAGAAAGGTCGAAACTTGTGTAGTTGCTACCTTTCCAATATGCGTACATTGTTTTCTCGTCACCTATGAAACATAAGATATTGCCAACTGCTGTGACGGCATTGACGTGGAATCCGTTGAGGTTGATGGTGTTCTTGGTTCCGTCTCCACTTTTCTCTAGCCAGTACCAAGTATCATCTGATTTACGGATGATGTAGTGAGAGTGAATCGTTTCATCGTGTGTTACCTTATGAACCAGTTCTATTGTGTCTCCTGAATCCAGCGTGATGTTCTGCTCTACTACTACTGGCTGGTGGATAGGGTGGAGTGCCCCATCCTCGTTGATGAGGTTGATGCAGGTTGCCAACTCCCCATCCTGACAATCGTAGTCGGATGGAGAGTGGGTAAGCCCTTTGAGTATTACTTCTTGTCTTGTTGCCATGTGCTTAAATTTGAGTTCGGTCGCATGATTTCGTAATAAGGTTCTCCTTTTTGTGACTTGCGTGGGATGCAAGTAAGGCGAACCATTCTGTTGAGCGGAAGGTTGTACTCATCAAGGATGGCTGTGACGGAAGGGAAGTCACTTCGGAATCCTACCTTCTTATGCTCCTGATTGAACTGAAGCTGAGTGAAGGCGGTGTTGACTTTGCGAAGTTCTTCCCAGTCCTCACGCATGCAGAATCCGTATGTACCTCGGTCAGGTAGCCTGAATACGAAGATAGAAGTGTCTATACGTTCCTTCTGCATGATGTGGTCGTAGATGCCCTTGGAGAGCGTGACCGAGTTTGCTCTTCCGTCCAGAACTACAAAATCGTTGCGGTGTCTGAAACCATTGACTTTATCTATTAAATACTTGAATTTCATGTTGCAAATATAATATGAAAAGTGATAAAATGGATATTATCCGTTAACTTTGTCTTTCCGCTTGGGTCTACCATTGCGGTTTCCATACTTGGTGATGATGGCAGATGCTCGCTCAGAGCGGTAACAGCCACATGATTTGGTTCGTCCGTCACGAAGAGCAGAACCTAGAACCGTACAACCCCTGCCACAATCACATTTGCATATCCAGAACGCACCATGCTGGTGGTTCTCTTTGTCAGATTTTCGGCAGACGAGTAATCTGCCGAAACGCTGTCCAGTAAGGTCTATCAACTTTCCCATACTACTTCTCTGCCAGTTTCTTTGCCTCTTCAACTGATACTGGCTTTCCGCTAAGAGGAATGCGGAAGTCGAACTTAGAACGGAAACCATAATAGCCTACGAAATCGAAGCTCTGTTTCATACGCTCGTCTGTGGTGATGTACTTCTTGTAAGCCTTCACCTCCTTCTCTGAGCGGTAGATGGTAGAGTTGACGAAGTAGGAACTTGTTCCCTTGTTAGCGATTACTGCAATAAAGAACTGCTTACCAAGGAACTTCTCCTTGATACGCTGAATGATTGAGATTTTCTTTGTATTCATATATAAAATTTGATTAATTATTAAGAAGAATGCAGATAGGCTGCACTCTTAAAACTATTCGATTCCACAAGATACGATACCATCTTCTTTGTTGATACCTCGGAAGTGCTCGCATCGCTGGCAAGCAAGGCTACCTACCATCAGTATTTCATGGGTGTACTTGCCTGATATGCCGAATGGGCATGGAGTGGTGTACTCGAAGTGCCCACCGACAAATTCATTGACGTTAAATTTTTTATATTTCATAGTCTAATTTTATACGTTCACCGATTAGAAATAAATGTTCGTAGTTTTCTCTATAAATAGGAAAAACATTTGTTTGTGTCTTTCCACATGATTTTGGTTCAGGACAGAATCCTCTATAGATACATTGTGGGACACAAGCAGCAGCAAGACGTGGTTCGATTTTCCTCAACTCTTCAATCACTTGTATCCATATCTTTCTTGTCTCGTAGGATGCTTTGTTGCAGAGTCTTAGCTTGGAGATATTGATAATTTCCTGAGCGTTGAGGGATAACTGCAAGTTGACCAAATCATCCTGACGCATATCGTGACGAGATACATTGGAGCCAGTAATATCTGGTCTAGATGTGGAAACGAATGGCTGTGCATGAACGTGTCTAACAAAATGATTGCTCACCCAGTATGGTATGCCATACATCTTAATATCGAACTCCAATTCTCTGAGCGGTGAATGCTCGCTGAGAATCATCTGTTTCTTGAACTCATCGCTAGGCTCATGTCCTAGCGGTTCCTTGCCTTGTGTGAACCGAGCAGCATCCACTACACGCTGCCAGTCCGTTACTCTTTTGATTTCTATTTTCATACTATAAATCTTCTTTTTCAAATTCACTTTTCGGAACTCTGTAAGATGTACTATGCCATTCACACTCATCATCTTTACCTATAACATATTTGGCAAGCGTATCTCTCAATGCCTTATAAGCTAAAGTGTTGTGACGAATCTGAATACGTATAAAGTTCTCATTATCACACATTGTAAGTGGTGATTGATTATTCATATACACCTTGCCTTTCTTGCCAAGGTTACTTCCGTTGTAACGTTGGTAGAAATATCCACTAGCCTTATGCTTGATTCTGTAAAATTTAACCATAACTATTCTTTTTTAAGTTCTACATCGTCATCACCAAGAACATCATTGATTTTCTTTTCGATGAACTCATCAGAAGCTAGTTTCTTAATAAGTTCATCTATATCAGGTAACTTTGCATCAACTCCGTCTTCTTGGTTTTTGGAGGAAACATATTCCTTTAGTGCTTTTACCCAAGAACTATTTGCCATATCTGCCAATGAATCCTTTTGGCTTTCATAGGCTTTCTTCAACTCTCCGTTATCACGGAAAAATCTGAGCACTTCCGTCAATGCTTCAACAAAGTTCTTGTCAGCAATCGGGTTACTCTTTGCCTCTTCCAGCTTTAGCATCAGGAAGAGTAATGATGCATGTAATTTTGTTTTGTCCATAACTATTCTTCGTTACATAAAGTTTCTACTACCTTTGTTCTTGTGGTTTTTGTTGCAGGGTCATATTCGCCATGAATAGCTTTTGCCACACCTTTTTTGTTGGTAAAATAAACAACTCTGCCACCATCATAGAAACGATATACGGTTATACCATCCACAACAAATAGCTTCTCTACTTTAATTTCATTAATAGAGTCTGATGTTGGAACATTAATTCCTTTGTTATCGTTGCAAGAAACGAGCAGGAATATAGCCGATACAAATAATAATATAATCTTCTTCATACGCTATTTCTTTTATCGAATTTATTGCCAATAACGACCATATCTTCAGAAGAGTAGTGGAATAAGAAACCTTGCCCAAAGCAGAAAGCAGCAGCTTTACTATCCCAATTAATATCACCTCTTCTTTCCGCATTGTTATCTTTGTACATAATCATATC